GCGCCAGCCGCTGTTACATTGGTAGCATCGGTGACATCTGCACTAGCCTCAATGCCGTCTAGCTTAGACTCGTCAGCATCTGTAAACGCATTCGTGTCTGCATTGCTTTCGTAAGCGGTTTTAATCTCAGCAGCAGTCTGGTCTGCGGTAGCCCCAGACTCGATGCCATCCAACTTACTTCCGTCAGTAGCAACGTCACGACCATCAAAGGTGCTGTTAGTTGTAATAGCTCCAGTCATAGCACCGCCAGACTTGGGTAGTGCCGCGTCTGCTGTAGTACCTTGTGCGGCTGTAGCATAATCCGCAGAGTCAAAAGCCTTAACCTGTGCAAGGTTAATTACTTCAGAATCCATTAGTGCGCCAGCGGCTGTGACGTTTGTAGCGTCAGTTACGTCTGCGCTGGTTTCAATTCCGTCTAGTTTAGTACCATCAGCAGCAACGTCACGACCATCAAAGGTGCTGTTAGTTGTGATAGCGCCAGTCATAGCACCACCAGATAGCGGTAATGCTATGCCAGTTACACTAGTGCTAAATGTTGCGGATGCAGATTGATTAGAACTGTTACCAAGAAAGAACTTGCCATCGTCAAGATTAGGCGTTGCGTTAGTACGACCCGCACCCATCACTTTTATAGAACCTGCTGAAGCGTGAGAGCGAGTTACTTTTGCAATCTTTTGGAGCTGAGATGCTTCGCCAGTTGGAGCCGTAGCGGATAGAGTCCCAGTGTCTGAGATATAAAGCTCGTCACCTTCACTGAAAGCAGAGGTATTTAAACTAGACAATGTTCCAAAAGTTACGACAGAACAATTAGCGTTAATAGAAACTGTTGCATCTACAATACCAAAACAAGGCATTTTGCTGGCATCATTGGCATCAGCTTTACTAACCACCGTTGTGTTGCCGCTAATGCCTGAGATATATACTGGGTCGCCTTTAGTTAATCCTTCCCCCGCTTTAGCTTGGAAAAGAACTGCACCAGTAATATCGCCTGCGAAACCAGTAGATGTAACGTCACCCGTAAAGGTCGCGCCAGATAGCTCTGCCTTATCGGCATTTAAATTGGTAAAGTTAGCATCCACCTCATTATTAGTCAGGGGCGAGCCTTTGCCTGCCCTTGTAGTAATCGTAGACATAGGTAGCCCCTTCTAATTAAGATGCAGTTAAAGTGATAGCCCAAGTCACTGACATAGTATCGTCAGCTTGCTTGTTCACAACTGGGAAAATAACATGGCAAAGCATAGTGCCAGAAGTAGCAGCATTAAAAATGCCTGCCTCTGTAACCGCACCAGTTCCTTCACCAGGTTCGAAAGACGAAACGTAGGTAATGGTATTGCTAGAAGCAGTAGTGCTGTCTAACGCCTCCCTGGAGCCTAGAATCGACTCAAGGTCAGTATCTCCAGCAGCCGCAGCAGTAGTACCGCTACCCAGTGCCATGTGAGACATCACGTTAGCAGAAGCATCAGCCATGCGTGAGCAAATGTACGTCAGGCCCGCACTTACTACCAAGTTGTTAATTTTACGGCTTCCTTTAACCTTGCCGTCTTTGTCTTTCAGAACTATAGCAACATCGCCGCGTAGTTTTAAGTCATCATTAATCATAAGTCACCTGTTAAAAATATTGTGAGTAGCCGACGTAATCTTCGGCAAAGTAATCGAAAGAGCAATAGCCCTGACCGCGCATCGAACCAGAATCGGATGCACCCATTGTATCACTCAAAGCGCTAGTACTGGAATAAGCAAACAAATCGGCAAATGTGGCCAAATCGGATCGAACTTTTGTAAAGGTCATTTCCTGATCGTCATCTGCGGTAGCCTCACCGCCCAGATCATCTGTGACACCAGCGACCTCACCTAAAAACTTGTGAAAGTCCATAGTCTGATCTTCAGCAGCAGAAGAAGAATCAGATATAATCTTGTTGGGAGAGAAAACAGCACTGTCAGTTATGGCCGAACTATCAGCCAAACCCTTACCAAATGCCATTTCCTCAGAGTCAGTAAATGCACTAACATCTGCAAACGCTTTGCCTGCGCCTAAACTAATAGACTCAGCTACAGACGATGAATCTTGCAGCAGCTTGCCAATGCCTAGCGTATCTATTTGATCTGACAGTGACCCAGAGTCGACTTGAACCTTCCCAATACTAAATTCAGCAGCATCAGCAGTAAAGGATGTGTCAGAAACGCCCTTGCCTGCTCCTAGGACGGTAGAGTCAGTTGCACCCTGTGTATCTGTCAGGGTCTTGCCAACGCCCTTAGACGGCAAATCAGACAGTCCTAGAGCATCAGCAAAAAACCTAGATATCAGGAAATCGCTAAACTTTATTCTGGCAATAGCTTTTCTAAAGCCAATATCGGCAACGGCTTTTTTAAATGCAATGGCCGCTTTAATCATTAGAAGTCGGCTCTAAGATAAAAATCCAATACAGCGAACACAGTCTCGACCGCACCACTTTCATAAGTGATCTCGATCTCGCCCTCGTAGTAGCCTTCGTCAAGATTTAACTGAGTACCTGAGAATGAAAAGACAGCAATACCGCCTGCAAAGTTGACACCTACGTCAGCAGCCGCCAATGTAAACAAAGTAGTAGTTGTGCCTTTAGCCCTAAACTTCAGCGCACAAGAACCGCCAGAAAAATCTATGATTGCTCCCGTATCATCGCGGGTTAGCCTGGCCTGTATCTGTGGGGCTTGATCACCCCGTACTAATTGATAAGTCATTTTCTACTCCGGCTTTGTAGGCCATATTATATCATCCAAAGATGTTGCATCAGAATATGTTTCTGGTATGTCTCTCAGTGCCTGCCTGTAGGTTTTCCATTCTGCTTTCTTTGCATCGCTTAACGGGCTGTCTGGCAATTGCGTCCAATCTGAACGCTGTAACTTAGCGTTCCTTTTGATTCTTAATTCTTTGCTTTTTATAGCTATATTTTCCGGATCGCTTAATTCGTCAACAGCTTGAGCCTCAACAATTTCACCGTCAGATATAATATGTAAAATATCATCAGCATGACCCTCCATGACAAGTTCGTCAACATGCGCTTGAGAATTGAAATCAGAATCAGCACATGTGCCACATCTAAGTATCCTCCCGCCTGGATCATAAATTATAAATGATTTCATTTTTTCAATGCCATTGTTATCAGACTTCTTTTACTTACTTGACCGGAGTCACCTTTTCTTCCAACTTCTAGCTTATATGTTGCACTACCAACACTGCCAACATGAATAAAACTGCCGCTTATATTTTCTTGTTTATTCAAGTTCTCGCCATAAATTCGATCTAATTTTTGATAATCCAAAATCACAACATTATTTCTTGTGAGTCGAACATGTATTTCAGCATAGCCAAAATCTCCAGAATCGTCATCGCCAGAACTAATATTAGAAAAAAATGACCAAAAAACACAAGTAGGGACCGCTGTCTGCGTAAAGGTTACTGATTGCACCCCTTCATACGTAACGGTTTCACTATCATGAGAATAGTTCGGATAAAAGTTTGCAGCAGCATATGCGCCAGTAGGAATGCTAACCGCTTGATTTGCTATCTTTAAAGTATCAACCGCAAGGTCAGCTATTTTGCCTTCAGTTACAGCTAAGTTGGCAATCTTTGCGCCACTTACTGCAAGATCATTTATCTTTACTGTAGTAACACCGTCATCACCTATTTGCAGGGTTTTTTGCGTTCCATTAGTAACAACATTAATGCCAACCCCATCAATTCTTATTCTGTCGGCTTCCATAGTGCCTGTTTTAATCAGGCCACCATTAATTGTGGTAATTTCAGTGCTAGAAGCGTTTGCAAGCTCGCTGCTTAAGTTGGTAAACGTCACCAGCCCATCAAATTGCGTTGAAGCAAAGGGAGCAGAGAAAGTAATAGTCTGCGACCCACCAAAACTAGCTTCTGTGATTGTGTAACTCGCTGCCCAGAACTTACCATCTGCACCATTTATAGTAGGCGGGTTTTTCTGCCAATTAGCCGTTAGGCTACCGAAGGAGGCTGTATCGTAATTATAAGAGGTTGCACTTGGAGTGCTTGGAGCATTAGCGCTAGACACTGTGTAATAAACGTATCCATTGTCTGCCCTTGGCGGTGAAGCAGGGGCGCTAGTCGTTGCGTTAACTACTGCAGTAAATGCTGACTTATTACCGCTGTAATCTACTGACTTGATCTTGTAAAAGTATTGAGTCGAGTCACTTAAAGAACCGTTAACAAACGATGATGCTAGACCGTAGCCGCCCGAAACGCTCGCAATCGCTGTGTAAGTACCATTAGTAGTCGTTGATCTGTAAATCTCTGCATTGGAAAAGTCCTTATCCGCTGGGTTAGTCCACGCCAACGTGAT